TCTCTAAAGTTCAGACAAAGCCAAAAAGGACAGATGTAAAACTTAAGGCTGTGCCTGGTGTTTATGACTTTGGCAGAGCAAAGAAGCAGAAGGAAGAATTTGAAAGGCTCCTGGAAGCTGGGGAAACCTTAAATTCTACATTCAAGCTATCTGACAGTATTATGAAAAGCCTTCTGGATAAAAAGGCCATAATCACAAAGGATATCTTCAATAATACCTTAAGTGGGACAGCAGAAAGTTTTAAACTCTCTCTTCTTTCTGAGCTGGCGAACAGTGAACCTTACGAGTTTGACGGCAAGGCAATTCAACATGGTAATACATATGAACCAGAAGCCCGGCAGGAATATGAATTTATTAATGACGTTGTTGTTCAGGAACAAGGGCTGCAACTTCTTTCTTCGCAATTACCGGAACTTCCCGAAGCTGAATTTATAGGCGCAAGTGTTGACGGTCTTGTTGGTGATGAGGGCTTAATTGAAATCAAGTGCCCCCTGAATGGTGCCCGGCATCTACGCTGCTTTACTGAAGATGCAGTTCCCCAAGAACACATGGCACAGATTCAGGGCCAAATGTGGGTGACTGGCCGCAAGTGGTGTGACTTTGTAAGTTATAACCCTTTCATGATGTTAGACATGAAGCATTTAAAGATGTTTACAAAACGTGTTTACCGTGATGATGATTATATTGATAATCTCGCTAATAACGTCATTAAATTCACAAAGCTCTTTATAGAGTCCCGCGACAAATTAAAACTTCCTAAAAGTCTTGAGGTAACTCATGTTTGATAAAACTATTTTAATAGGCCATTTGGCCAGAGATCCAGAAACCAGATACACTCCTTCAGGTGTTGCAGTATGTAATTTTTCTATAGCAGTTAATAATGGTTATGGGGAAAAGCAAAAGACTTGTTTTATTGATATAACAGCCTGGCAGAAAACCGCAGAAGCCGTTCAAAACTACACAAAGAAAGGCAGTAAGGTTTTAGTAGAAGGCATTCACGTTCAAGATAAGTGGCAAGAAAAAGACACAGGTAAGACCAGGACAAAATTATATATTTCCGCGTCCTCTGTAAAATTTCTTGATTCTAAATCTGAATATGGCGGTGATGATGTTCCACCTCCCCAGGAACCTACTCATTCCCCTGCCCCGGTTCAACAAGGATATCAGCAACCTTCTTTCAGTCCTCCACCTATGCCAGAAAAGCAGGGTGACGCTGTTGAAGATGATATTCCCTTCTAGGAATCATGCACAGTGCAAGATGCAATTAAAAATGACACACGTTCCAAACTTACAAAGTGGGTTGATTCACTTGATGGGCGTGGGCGTGTGTCCCGGAAATTAGGAATTGACCCTTCAACTCTGTATAGATATGAGCATGGACAACAAGAAGTCCCGAAGTGGTTAATAGAGTTTATGAAAATGTCAGAAGAAATGGCAAAGATAAAACAAGAAAATGCCATACTGAGAAGGAAAAATTTTTTTCCTGAACAGGCTAATAAAAGGTAACTAATAAAATGGCTAAAAATACTCCATTTTTTAAATTTGATTCAAGTGCCTGGTTATCTGGGACAATACAGTTTCTTTCCCTGGAGCATAAAGGTTTGTTTATTGACCTTTGTGCCATGTACTGGGAGACACAAAAACCTGTAAAATTAGATGGTAAGTTTAAGGTACGTATAAGGATGGACCAAGGCGCCTTAAGCAACCTTCTAGGTACCTTAAGCGACCTTGAAATTATTGTGCAATCTGAGCTCGGAATAACTATTCCCTTTCTAGATAAATTAATGGAAGAGAGAAACGCATGGCTTAAAGAATGCTCAAAAAATGGCAAAAAGTCTGCCGCTCTTAAAGGTACCTCAAGCAATAAGAAAGAAGAAAGAAGAAAGAAGAGAGAAGAAAGAAGAGAAAAAGAAAATATAAAAGAAAAAAGCGACTCCTTCAGGAACCTTGCAAAACCTCTATTTGCAAACAACATGAGCCAGCATAAGTCTTTTTGTGATTACTGGCTGTCAGTTAATCAACTCACTGACAAGATGCGATATGAGGAAGATGAATATTTTAACATGGCTGTAAAAGTTCGCAGTTGGGTTGATTTGAGCAGTAAGGGGAAACCTAAGCCTGTAAATGTTCTTTCTGATAATCTTCAGTATGATGAGGAATTTTAAATGAAATTCCAACTCAGGGACATTGAAAAAGAAATTAAAAGGCCACAGGAAGCCCAGAAAGTTGACTCTAATGTAATTAATGAAGCTTCCGCAAAGGTGGTGAGGGAATTATCAAAACGTGCGATTCTGCCCCCTAATAAGGCCATTTCTGAAAATCTGGTAAAATACCTGGCAGAAACAAAGCTTAATGCAAGGACAAAAGGCTTGTTTCTCCTGGGGGGAACTGGAACCGGAAAAACAGTAGCTTTGAAAATAATCTCTGCTTTCCGGGGTATCCCGGTTTTCTATGCAGATGATTTAGTTCAGAAGTACATGGCCAATAAAGAGAGCTTCAAGGAAATGTTTCTTCATGAGAAGGATATAATCATTGATGACTTAGGCTCTGAAGTAACTGTGAATGACTACGGCATGAAGTTTGAGCTTCTAAGTCAGATCATTACCACCAGGCACAGGGCTTTCTGTGAATATGGTCACCTCACTAATTTTTCAACAAATCTTAATCGTGATGAATTCACTTCCCGGTATGGGGTGCGCATCTATTCAAGAATAAAGCAGATGTGTGAACCTGTGCTTTGCAAGGGGGATGATTTAAGAGTGATAAAAGGGGCTAATAAATGATTGATGAACCGCATATAACAATACACGAAAATTCTTTCTCTTTACCTGACCCGAAAAAGCGGGCAGAATTCCAGAAAAGGATTGCAGAAGAGCAAAAGAAAATTGAAGAAAAAATAAGAAAAAGAACTCTAAAATTAAACTATTCGGGGAAACTATAATGGAAAAGAAACAGCCTAAAATATGCGTTGATAAAAATGATATGCTTAGTGAAGAGTGGCTTAAGAATTTTAAATTCTTCGTTATGGGAGAACCGAAGCCGCAAGCAAGGCCCAGGGGATATAGAAAGGGTAAGCATATAGGTTTTTATTCTCCTTCTACAGCATGGAAAGACCTGGTGATGAAGAAGGCTCATGATATGAGTAAGAGAAAAGTATTCTCTGAGCCTGTTATAGTTCGCATTGATTACCAGTTTAAGAGACCTAATAGCCATTATGGGACCGGGAAAAATGCTGGTATTCTTAAGCTCTCTGCTCCTGAATTCCATATAAAGAAACCTGACCTGGATAATTTAAACAAAGCTATTCTTGATGCTCTTGTTGACGGTGGCTTAATCTCTGACGATAAGCTTGTTATAGGGCTTATCTCTGAAAAGGGGTACACTGAAGAGATTCAAGGGGCGCTTATTGAGATTGTGAGGGCTGAGGGATGAAGACTGTAGATCAAATTGCCCGCTTTCGTGCAAATCTTTTGAATAAGATTGAAGCTTTAAATGAAAGAAAAGAAAAAATTTCTGAAGAAACGCATGAATTAATTAAAACCTATAATAAGCCTTTTGGAATTGGTTATTTGTGTATTGGTGGCTCAATGGACACAGAAACTGTTTTTTTTAAAAAGGAGCTACGAGCAGGTGAAGAGCGTGTATTCCCTACACCTATTAAAGATTTGGGGCCTTTTTATGAAAGTGACTCATACTGCACTATTGATAATCCTTGTAGATATGTAGCTGGTTTTGTTACAGATCATAGACATGGAAATTTAATGTTTCGAGTTCTTTCAAAACAAGGACTTTCATTAACTCCAGATTTCCTTTCATATTGGTTTCAAAAAAATAATCCAGATATAAGGCAAGAAGTGAGGGTGAAGAAATGAGCCACAAAAAATCATGGAATAGAAATAACCCTAGTGAGCTGTCGAAATCAAAGCTCTGGTGTAAGCATGGCAAGTTCCAGGATAAGTGCGAAAAGTGCAAGAAGGAGGTGAAATTATTTTCTTATGAAGGGCTCTCTATGCTTGAAGGATTTCTTGATAAATCATCAAAAGAAATAGAAAAGGATATTTTCAGTAAGGTATCTAAAATTAAAAATGAACTTATTGAAAAGTGCTTTGGCTCTGAAAAGTTCATTATTGATAA